CTTCATACAAATTTCTAAATATGAATTTCATTGTTTTGTCCGTCAAAGCTTCTTCTAACACATCAAATCCTTCCGAAAGATCCAATCTCTTATTTAAAAATGTTTTCATGATTCCTTCTATAACAATACCTGAGACTTCTGCTTCTCTGTTATCCCAAATTTCAGAAATTACATCACATACATTAGAAAGTTCCTCAAACCCACACAATCTACAAACTTCAGCTAAGCCTTTAATTATGTGTCCACCTTTCATTTTAGGACCCCAACTTTCACCATCTTTTGAGAAGAAAATGTAATCTTTCTTTGGGTCCTTGTTTGTTTGAGCCGCACACAGCATTTTAAAGAACCTCTTCTTACAGTTTTTATCAGTTAATGAGTTGTTTTCGTAACTTGAAAATACTTCTGATGCCACCACTTCAATACTGCTTTGTACAATGTTACTATCTAAAGTCTGTACTTTCAAATCTCTTGCAGCACCTAGCTGATTCTTTGGTGCAATTGTTGTTTGATGTTTCATTAGTTTTTGATCTTCCAAGATCTTTACCATTTGATTCCACACTAAGTCATTTTGTTTCATTGTGTAGACTCTTTCTGCTATCAATATAGCTCCTGTTGACTTTTGTGCATTTTTGAAATCATAATTCATTCTTTTCTTAACAAGTTTCTTCACATTTGCTGACTGTCTACAACTTGTCTCATAAAAAGTGAATAAGAAGTTTTTCTTAATTAAGAGCTTACTAAGATCTAAAACCTTTGTTTCACCTCTTATGGCCTCAATATCTTCAGTGAATAATACATCCCTCATCTCCTTTACACCGAATCTCTTCCTAATGCAGACAAGTGTAAAACAGTCAACCATCTGTTTTGATCGGAAGAAACTTTTTGCTCCAATGTCAAAATCAAGACAATATGGAACAACACTAGGACTAATTTTCCCATTTCTAAGAAGTCCTCTACCTGAGAAAAAACAACCAGCAGTGTAGAAAAGATCTATCACTTCTGTGTATGTTACAAATACACTTTTCAGTTCACTTAGACATCCTCTCTGTTCCTCAACACATCTCTTAACATCACCATCTTCACCTGTTTCAGACAAATCATTCCTAATGATCAACTCAACTGCCTCCTGCTGCTTTCTCGTCAACTCCCCAATAGATATCTGCATTTTTTCAACTCTTTTATAAAGCAAATATAGCCTATTTATGAATTCACAGTCAACAAAAAAAGATTCAAAGTTCCTAATCATCCAATCATTTTCATTACTCTTTAG